CTAGGTGAAATCATGTTTACTAGAATGTTCCCTGATGGTAGACCGATGTTAACTGCTATGCAACAGGATGGAAGATTACAGAAATCAGCCACCGATATGGTTCTAATGACGCCTACGCCAAATCAATCTGTTCCGCTAGATCAATTAAACGTTTTAATCGCAGAACAGAGAAATTGTGCAGTAGATGATCTGGCTAGCTTTGTTACCGGAGCTTCACAGACTGACAAAGCCGATTCGGCTGTGGAAAAAGCCAAAATTGTCAAAGAAACTTCGGAATCGGTTGCACCTTTACAAGCGAATACCAATACTGTTTTGTCAGACAAGGATATAGCAAGAAACTATAGAAGTCAAGCAGATGCTATGTATAAGGAAGCAGCTAGACTTAGAAGAGAAGCAGACGAGCTAGATCCGCCTGTCAAAAAAACCAGCAAGGCAAAAGAAGCAGAAAGTGCCTAAGCGGTTATTTAAGTCTCCCGAACAATTTGTCAAGGCATGGCCGGAGGTTTTTGAAGGCCTCTATATGAACACCATGCCTGTGGCATATATAAAATTATTGAAGCTTGAATTCCAAAATGGGAGAGTTTGGGAAATAGATATTCAAGAACAGTTAGTGGAATCAAGCCCAGATTTGATAGCAGATAAAATTTTAGAAACTTTCGATGAATATCGAGACGAAATTTCTAGAGTAGACTTTGCTATAGATATAGAACGATTGAAAAATGAAATCACAAAAGGAACTAGAGATCTTTTCTAGTTCCTGGTGTTTCCGTAGTGTATAACTTTTATACCTTCGATATCTAAACTTAAAGATCTCCAAGGATCTAATACAATACTACCGTTCATTGGTTTTACATAAAGATCTGTTATCTTAGAAAACGGATGGGCTAACAAGAATACCGCTTCTAATGGTTCTAATTTTTCGATCTCAAATGGATCACTGTAAATTGGGTTGATTCCATACCTTTCTAGATAAGAGCCTATCAATATACTGTAGCTACCGTCAAGATAACCAACACCCTTTTTATAAGATTTTCCCATTATGCAAACAGGCAAATCGTAATCTCTAGAAAGAGATGCTAATCTAATAGCGATATTTTTTGCCTGTATTTCTCTAGCAGTCATTATAGAATCAAATAAATCATATCCTAAATCTAATTCTTGAGCCAGATATCTTAAAGCTATATTGTCTCTAGGGTGACAAGCACCACCATCGCCCATACCTGCTTTCATGTATTTAGAACCCATAATTCGTTGAGTACTATTGGCCAAGGCATCCGTGACTACATCAACATTTATGTTGCCTTGTTTTTCTGCAACATCTTGTATCATATTCACTAAACCGATCTTGGCACTTATAAACGTATTGTAAAATATTTTAATACATTCGCATTCATCCCAGGTACCGACAATGTATCTTGGGTCATTTTCCATTATGGATTTATAGAAATCAATAAGCTGTTTAGCATCACCATTTTCTGATCCATCTTCAGTACCTATCATAACCATTTCAGGATTGACCATATCCCATGCTACTGTGCCCATAGCGATGAGATAAGGATTATAAACAAATCGTGTGTTAGTTATTAATTGAATAAACTCACGTCTAGTGGTTCCAGGAAGAACTGTGGAAATCAAAACAAGTAGTTGCTTATCATTCATGTGCTTGTTGGCTTCTGTTAAACAACTTTTAACAATGTCGTAATTAAAATCTTTCGGTTCTAAATGACTTGTAGGATGTCTACCATCGTACATAGGATCGTGCGGTGTAGGTACAGCTATAAAAACTATATCTTTGTTTTTGCATACTTCCTCGATGGTTTGAACCATTTGAAAATTATTCGGTTCTACATGATTAACATCGTACCCTTCTACAAAGTGTCCTTTTGCTGCTACTACTTGAGCACATTCTTTTCCTAATTTTCCCACGCCGATAAAACCAATATTCATGCTGTTTCCTCAATAAATACGTAGATTATTTATTTCGAGCAAATAGTGAAAAAAATAAAAAACGCATTAAAAGAAAATATCTTTTTAACCAACACAGACCATACCTGTTTCACGATGCTGATCGAATCGGCAGTAGATGAAAATGAAAATTTACATCATCTTAAAAATATCGAATATGCACACGGTATAATCAAATATCCGTATTGGGGTAAAGACTCAGATCTATTCGAGCATCTGGATCCTAATGTTTTAACAAGATTGCAAAATAAAGAAATATTCTTTGTTTTTGACGCCAGCACAGAAGGATATAGTCCTTTGCATGGTGCTCCATTTTTTGATATTTTGTATCACAATGTAGAAAAATATAATGTTGATCCTTGTCAAATTATATTCACTAGTTCTAATTTAAAAGACGAAACGAATTTAATAAACTACACCTTAGCAACTAATAAGAAACCATTTAATGTTTTTAGCTTTCCAGCTTTCGAACTAGTAGTGAACCCTCCAGACAATTATTGTATAAGAACTGAAGAGGAAAAAAGAATGTCTATCGAGGATGTATTTCAAAAAAAATATCATCTAACAAAAGACAATTATAATAGCAAATACTTTCTAAGTTTATCTAGATTGAATAGATTGTACAGAACGATGGGAACTTTTTTATTATGGTCAGATCCTATTAAAGATAAAGCTCTTATTAGTCATGATAAACTAAACATTACTAATCCTCTTATGTGGTTACAGACATGCGGGCTAGGAGATCACTCAGTAAAAGATTTTAGAAAATTTTGCAAAAGGTTGCCATTTATAATTGATAGAACTGACTTTCAAAAAAACTGGGCAATAGAAACTCCGTACGAGCATTTACATGCTCAAACTCTTTTTCAAATAGTTAACGAAACTCATCAGGAAGATTGGTACGGTACCTCTATGTTTTATAGCGAAAAGACATTTAAACCCGTAGCCAACTTTCAGCCTTTTGTTATATTTGGTCAACAACACTGTAATAAGTTTATGCAACATCTAGGATATAAATCGTACGAACAATGGTTCGATATGTCGTTCGACGACGAATCTAATATTGCATTGAGATATAAAAAACTATTAAAAAGTGTTAAAGAGGCATGTCGAGAAATAGACAGCATGCCGGTTGAAAAACATATAGAATGGAAATTTCAAAACAAAGAAATTTTAATTCATAATTATCAAACTATGATTAATAATTCATATGCTAAAAAGAAAATAAAAAATTGGTTGGAGATTGTTTTCAATGATTAAACTTTTTGAAAAAAAACCAAAAAGATTGTTTACATTCGGATGTAGCTTTACCGGTTATAACTGGGGTACATGGCCAATGATTTTAGGTTATGACTTAGACATACCTTATTGGAATTACGGTCATTCAGGCGGCGGTAATCAGTTCATGATCGCTATGATGATCAAAGCTGATTTAATACATAAGTTCACTGAAGACGATCTTATCATAATATCCTGGACTAACGTCTGCAGAGAAGATAGATTCGTAAAAGGTAATTGGGTCACTCCTGGAAATATATTCAGTCAAAATATTTATGATGACGAATTCTTGATGAAATATGTAGACCCATTAGGTTACATGATCAGAGATTTAACAAGCATTAGGTTAGTCAAAGAATATCTAAAATCAAAAAACTGTCAATTTCATTTTCTAGCCATGTGCAATATCGTCGAGAAAATAGATCAAGGCTCAAATAGAAAATTAGAAGATAATACAGTTTTAACAAATATCAAAAAATTATTCAGCGAAGAATTATCTTTAATTCGACCTAGTTTTTATAAAGTTTTATGGAATGACGATATACACAAATATAAATTCGAAAAAGACTTAAAAAGATATCCGTATTTAAACGACGGTCATCCTACTCCAGAAGAACATTTCATATACCTACAAAAAACTTTTAATCACGTATTTAGAGACGACACGTTTATAAAAATGCAATGGGCTCAGAAAAACTTTAAAAATTTCATGCTGGAATGTGCTGATAGTTATAAAAGATCATTTACAGTTTATGAACTAAATGATGCCAAACAAAAAGAATTGATATCGATCACTACTATAAAATACTCAGAACACGTTGACAAAGAATATGATATTAAAGATCTATAAAAACGACAATGATATATTAATGAATAATTATCATTCTCACTTCTTACCATTTGATTTGGAAGATGATCGATTTCAGCCTGTAAGCAATATTAACGATGCAGATATAATTCCTTTATTAATTTCATCTAATGCGATCGAAATACAAAATAAAATAAAACATATTCAAAAATTAGGATTTAAAAAACAAAAAATATTAGTTCTAGATATTTTTCATATCGATGATGATATAGATTATATTGCATGGTACAATAGTGTAATTGAAAATATAAAAGAATTGATAGATGCAGATGTCGGCATAGTACATACTAATATGGCTGACAAAAATAACATATACTATGATTTTTTATGGAATCGAGAAAAGGCTTACTTTACAGATTACAATCGATATGATTTATCCGACAGAGTATGGACATGGTCTGCTAACATTCAAATGTTTGGTCTAAGAAAAATACTCCGAGATGGCGGTCACATGAGAAAATTTTTATGTCCAAATAGAGTTTATTACACTGAAAATAACAACATACAAAATCATACTAGATTTAAATATAGAGATTCTCTTAAAACTTCAATTCAAGAAAAAGACGGATATTATAGCGATCCTGGTCAAGGAATAGTTTTAGAACCAGAACAAAAAGAAGTTCTTAAAGAAATGCTTCATGGTCAAGGTGGGACATGGTATCCTGTATCTAATAATTTGTATAATTCTAGTTATTACAGTGTTTATGTTGAAACTATTACAGCAACATCTGAAAAAAGAAATAGATACAGATCCATTACTGAAAAAACTTGGGATCCTTTAATAAAAGGACATTTTGTATTACCATTCTCCTATCAAGGAATTATTGAAGATATTAAATCTTACGGGTTTGAAATGCCAAAGTGGATAGATTATTCGTACTGCGATATCTACGATGATAAAGAAAGATTTGAAAAATTTTTGAAAACTTTCGATGACCTATACCAACTGTCTTTTAATGACCTTAATCAACTTTTTGCGCAAGATAAGGACATATTAGAAAACAACAGAAGACTATTCTGGACTCGACCTTACGACTCCTTATACGATAAATTAGTAAATTATTTTAAATTATAATTACTACACAAGTTATAAAATTCTGCGTACTCAGGAAACGTAGCTAATAAACTTGTATTTCTTCTACGATCTAATTCGTTAAACCAGTTAAAAAAATCTCGACGACCTTCTTGTATACGTTGCTCATCGTAATACGTAGTTTCCATGTATTTTACTACCCTAGAAAACTTTTCATATTCAGCCTGACTAAATTTATTTTTATCGTTGTCGTCTGTATTCATACGCATGAATTCTAAATTTTCATACATGTAAGGCATAAACATTTCTTTTGGCAAAATATTCATGTCGTATTGAATTGGCTCTTTTAAATGAGGTGTATCAAAACCTATACGTCTAAATCTTTCATCGCTATCAGTCTGATACTTAGATCTCCATTCTAATATCTTTTCTAATAAAGATTTAAAACTAGTTACTGTCAACGCATTAAAAGTGATCATCAATGTAACCGGGCAAGTTGTTCCTGTAAGATATCTATCAAAATTTCTTTCCCATACTACAAGATCTAAACCAGTTCTAAGATATTCGGCTCTTTCTCCCCATGTATCTATACTAGTAAACAATTTAAATTCTCGTATCTTATTATTAACTGTAAGATTGTTTATTCTTTCTACGAACCTTTCTATCAGCAAAGGTTTAATTCCGAAATTGCTGTTAATATTAAGTCCGAGATGAGGTAATGGGGTAGAGTCAAGACTATCTAGCAATCTCCACGTGCTTTGTTGAATCAATGGCTCGCCGCCTGTAATTCTTAATATGTGTAAAGTTTTAGATAATTCAGGCCACCAACGCCACCATGCTTCTACATAGGGATTATTTTCTTCTTCGTATATTTTAAACCAATCAATATCATTCCTATGATTCTTTACCATGGTATATGGACCATGGTCTTTGATTTCTTTATAATAACTACTTGAATACTTAGGATGGCAATAACCGCATTTAAAATTACACTCGTTTCCAAAACTTACTTCTACATATTCAGGATTAATATTGAAATCTTTAGGGGAATATTTTATTTCATTATATCTCTGTATAGTAAAAATATTATCGTTTCTTTCGTGCCTATCTGATTTGTAACCCTCACCTAGAGCCTCGATGTTCCAGCAATATTGACATCCAGACGGCTTTCCGCCTTCTAGCATTGTCAGTCGTTCTTGTTTTTTCTGAGGACTGTTATGTAATGCAGAAGGATTATCTTTTAATTCTTCTAAAGGTATTTCGTGAGGCGGAGGATGATAGCAACTATGAGTTTGCCCTAGCTGAAGATAAATGGTACTATGATGCCATTTAGCCAAACAAAATGTAGGGCTAATTGAATCTAGTAATTTTTTCTTTTGATAAAAATTTAATCTAAATTCATTCATACATTTCCGAGAACTGCATCTTCAGCCAATCAAAATCATTTATCTTTCTTAATGCTTCAGGTTTTCCTTTATTTTCTTCACCATATGCCCTGCCTGCCTTGGCTCCTGCAATGGCGTATTCACCATATTCTCTATCTATTCCTAAAGTACACCAAATTTCTAATCTATTAACTGTTTCTTCTTCTTTTTGTCTATCAATAATTTTACTAGACAATTTGCAGCACTCCCTAAACGCAGATCTCCAAGTGGAGAAAGGATCAACATTAAATTTAGTTATATTTGAAACTTCTTTAACCGCTTTAAATCTAGAGCTGATACTTGTTGTCATATCTGGTTTAGATAAATCCATATTAATCGTCATGTCTCTGGGTAACAATTTAATTCCGCCGTATCCGTATACTAAATCATTTATAGGATTTTGACTTCTCCATACATGTACAACATTATGGTCCCATCTAGCAACTTGATAATCAAAATTAAATTCGTCGACTAAGACTGCATCGCCGTCTACGACCCAGAACATATCAGTTTCTGCTAATTCAGCAGCTTTAATATGTGCTTGATGTATGCCTTTTACACCATGTACTCGTTTGATTCTTGGAAATTTCTTTTTTATTTTTTTAAAATTTTCATCAGCATTTATTTCGTTATAGCTAATAAAAATTATATCATAAGGTTTTGGTTTACTAACTACTTTAGGCTCTTGTTTTTTCTGAGTAAAAAATCTGTGCTTAAACTCTTTTTCACTTATCTCTATATTAGTTGGAAAGAGACATAGTCCGTCATTATATTCTCTATTTTTAAATATGTGAACGATTTCTCTTTCAAAGTCGTATTTTCCGTCTCTAGGATCATAATACAAATCAAATATTGAATCATCGGTAATTTCTATGTCTGGCCATACAGCCCAAAACATAGATTGTGTTTCTTTATTTTTGATTAGTTGGAATTCTTCAAAATTATTAATTGGATACCTGGGGTATCTAAATCTTGATGCTATAACATTATATTCTTTTTTATCGATCAAATATCTTTTTTCAAATTCTCTTTTACTAAATTTTTTATTTTTCGAACATAGTACGATTCCATTGTAATAGCTAGAATCATCGTTACATAAGTTTAAAAAAGTATGGTTCTCATTTCTATTATAAACATCGCTATGATCGAAATATAAATCTAATATTGATTCATCGATCATTTCAACTTCAGGCCATATTATCCAAAACATATCTTCTGATTGTTTTTCAACTAAATCTAAATAATTTTCATAAGACTTAGGATAAAAAACTTTAAATTTTTTAGGTCTAGAAGCGTTTATTTCTATTTCTTTTTTCGAAATAAAATATCTATGAACTAACTCCTTGGTGCTTACTTCGATATTTTTAGGCACCAAACAAATTCCGTCTTTATAATCACCGTTTCTAAAAACATGAATATATTGATCGTCCCACTTAGTCGCTCTATAAGATTTAAGATCAAAAGTATCTTCTAAAATAACATCGTCCCAAATGATCCAAAACATCTTGGTAAAAGACATTTTTTTAATTTGATCCATCGAAGTAAAGTTGGCTACTTTTTGAAGGGTAGGAAATTTTACTTTTAGATTTTGATATTCTATATCATCAATGCTATTTTTAGAAACGTAAAAAATATCATACATAATTTAAACTCTATAATAAGTCCAATTTAACTCTAATGTTTCTTTATATAAATCGTAAGTATATTGGCTATTAGCAGCGTCAAGATAAGGAAAATTAAATCCTAGATAAGTTCTTAACTTATCTCCATAATACTTAATATCATCTTCGACTGTTTCATGATTTACCTTTTCTTGATATATCTGTTTCAAGAGTTCAAAATCTCGTACCTGTACATAATCCCAATCAGTACAATTAGTCATGTACGTTCCCATCCTAGCACCTAGAACTGCGTAATTTCCATTTTCTACATGAGCTCCTACGGTAGCCCACATTCTCAATCGATGAAGATTGTGCCACCAAATACGTTCTTGGATCTCGTGTGAAGCAACCTTTACACCATCAAATAGTGTCATTTTAACTCCCTCACGAAATCCCGCTCTCCATGCCTGGAAGGGCGATGCATTATTTCTTACTTCACTGTAACATAGGGGAAACTGCTTATAACCATTTTCCCAACAAAAATCTACTTGAGCTCTATCCGAATCGCTGGCTTCATGCGTTTTCATCTCTAGAACAAATTGTTTGTTCCATAATTTTAATCCGCCGTTGCCGTATCTCAAACCGTTAATAATATTGTGTCCTACCCAACTATAAACTCTAATCATAGGGTCAGAAACATCTACATCTATATTAAAAAATTTTGGATCAACGATATTATCAGCATCAACTGTTACAAAATACTCAGTTGTCGACAATTTGGCAGCAGCCTTGTGGGCTGCATCAGACCCTTTAATGCCGTGTACACGTTGGGCCCACGGCACTTTGTTTAATAAATCAGCATAATTTAAATCTGCATTAGGCTCGTCGTAGCTGATAAAAACAACATCAAATTCAACTATTTTCATACTGTTTGAAAAAGGTATTTTTTAAGTATTCTTCGAGTGAAAATACTAAATTTATTTCCCGAGTTATCAAAATCGATCTCTACATTTTTATTCAAAAGATCTTCTAATTTTATGTTAATTAGAACCTTAACCAAATGAGGATCGTTATATTCGGATACGATAAAATTTAAATTAGTAGAAGCATCCCATTTGTATTTTCTTTTTTTATAACTTTCGCTGATTTGAAAAACAATTTTCTTTTTTTCTAAATTATAAGTTATTAAAACATCAGGATCTTCTACATCAGAATATCGTTTGTCTATGACTCTATGAAAAATATCGTCTATTTTTCTTAGACCTTGCTTTTGTAAAATCTGTGGTTCGTCTGACGCAAAATCTACCATGCATGACGAAAGACTTATCTTGCCGGATAACAAAGATTCTGCTAACTCAGTATCTACTAATATTTTGTTTTTTAGATTCTCACAAGCATGCCCTGGATATACTGCTTTTATAGAACCGGTGCTTTCATCAAAAATTGCATAGTGTTCTACAACAGGAGGTTTATAATTTGCAAACCATTGATCAAAATCCATTATTTCTGCCACAATTTATTCTCCAGAATACTTAGATATTCTTCAGTTATAAATTCTTTATCATTATAATGAACGATATCATATTGCTTAAAATTTCCTATCTTAAGATTGCAAGAATTATCGAAATACATTCCGACATGATCCGAAACTGAATCAGCAGGCCAAGGCCAATTTTGTATCATGGCCTTTAGATGAACTATCTTAGCAAAGTCGGTGTCCCATGTTATGTCATTATCAATTCCTAATATCTTCGCAGAAAGAGCTAATGCTTCATCAGTACCTACCACCCTCGGCACATAGTTTTGTAAGAAATAATTTTTAAATTCTAAAGGATTTTTTATTATATGTCTACCCAGTGTAAAAAATTCTTTAGCGATTGCTGAATCTTTCTTAAAAAAAGTAAACATCGAATATAAATTAGGCAACTGATTTTCTATAAAAGTTTTTCGATAAAAAGAATCTTTTACTAACTCTCCCCTATAGGTGTAGACTTTACTTGGAAGAAATAATTCTACATTTTCTATCAGATAATCTATTACGTGACTTTGGTCTCTAAAAAATAACATATCTACATCAAGGCAGACTGTGTGATCCCAAGGCGTTAATAGATCCATCCATGATCTACCATTCCAAAAAGTTTCTTGTTTCCATTCTATAACTTCATCGAATACCCATGGAGATTCTAGATTTTTTATTGCGGACACATCATCGATCACTAGTGCTACTTTGTCGTATCCTTGTCGCTGGGTTAATTTAATGTTAATAGCTAAAGCGTAGGCTAATTTTAAATAATCTATATCTTCGTGCTTAGAGACTACAAGGAGATATCCGAAATTCATACTTTCTCCAATATATCGTTCGCCAATCTAATTACCGCCTGTTTATTCATTATATGAACATCTCTATTTTTTACAGAGCTCAGTATCGACTTGTCTTGGGGAGTCAAATCATTAATCAGAGATACTACTCCCATTTTCGAAATGCTGTGTATAAGATCTTTGTCTTGTATTGTGAGCACACCCGGTAGTAAACTTTCTTTCTGCACTTCGAATCCATCCAAAATATGAAAAGCTATGCTAAAAGCTATGTCATTTCTAAAAGTTCTAGGATCAAATCTAAACAGATCAGAATAATATTCGTAATTGTCTTTGATAAAATTAACGAGATCAAAAAATATCTTTGTGTTATGATTTTTTGTAAACATAACTGTGGTTGCCCATCTCAACGGTATTCCGGTGTCAGACACCCATCTATCTAAAGTACCTAGTCTATCTCCCCTTATGTCTATCATTTCGGCGGCTATCATTATCTCAGAATCATAATTCCAATACTCAGACATATTTTTAGAAAAAATAAAATAATCTGCGTCTATCAATAATGTTCGATCATAAGGTGTAATGTCCCATGCACTGGCTCTATTATTGTTGATAAACGGAACAATCTTATTATGATATGTCCCATCATTTAATCTTCTTACTGATGATGTGACCGGCTTTTCAACAGTTATAATTTTATCAAATATTTTCTCGGCTTTTTCGTAAAGATTGGATGTTTGCATCCATTCGACGGTGTGTATATCAGTCGCTAGGCTGACCGGAACCTGCAAATTTTTAGCGGCCTGATATCCCGAAACTAATGCCAGCAGAGCGTAATCAACATCTCTGCTGTTATGAGCAAATATTAATACGCCTTTATTCATAGATCAACTAATTTTTGGACAGTTCTTGCTTTCTTTAATTTTTCATATTCGTCGAAATATTCATTGCATGCTGAAAAGTATCTATTCAATATTTCATCTTTAAATACTAATAAATCTTCGATCAGGATTGGATTATTGTTAGCGTCTATCATTGGAACACCTCGTTCTCGACCTTGATCGATCAAAATTTGAACGAAGGATATCAACGATCTATCTATCTTGAAAATTCCGCCATTGTGGCCATAGGTTAAATTAAGGTCGAGTTTATCTCTCAATACCTTTCTTTGTATATTTAGAGTTTGATTATAATTAGAAAAGTCTAGAGCGCTTTTTAATCTGTCGTCCATGGGTTCTCCCGAATAATGTACGCAGTTATTTATACTGGTATATTATCCTGGAAAAATTATGATCCTAACAGCACTCCTGGCAGATATTGGGAAGGCCCAGTTACAGTAAAATTACCGGTTGGGAGAATAGTTCCTGATGCTTTTTTTTCTGTAAAGCTAACAGCAAATGTTCCATCAATCTCGTCATTAGTTCTAGGGCTGTCTAACGTTGTGTCGCCCGGATCTACGTATCCAGCTATAAAATTAATACGAAAAACTATCTGTGTAGCTGTACCTGTTGAATTATTGGCTACGTTAGACTTTGCATCTATCGAATAATAGTTGGCAGCGTAGGGAACACTACTTGTTAACCTATAAACTTCTTGGTACGCATTTGTTAACTTATAAAAGTTTTTACCGTTAGTGCCTACAAAATTTGCGTCCGGTAGATATGCACCGAACGAGAATGTGCCGGCAGTAGTTAATAAACTACTCCAATCATTATTTTGAGCGTCGGATCTTCCGCCGGTCCTAGAACTGGTGATTCTAATTTCTCCGCCGCTGTTAAAAAAATAACGGGCATCGTTAGCATTAGCGAAATCTATAGTCATTTCGCAGCTCATAGAATTTGACCAAAATTGAGGTGTAGTCGAAACACTCCAAGTTCTGGTTATATCAGTAATAGATGTCGTAGAGAATTGACCTGCTGCGATTTTAAATCGTTCCGCTTCATCATCTGTTAATGCAGATAATGTCTCATAACTATTAATTGTTGTAGCAGATACTAACGTACCTTCGTCGAAATCTGCTGGGGGTCCGGGGCCAAATAGTACAGTAGCTCCCGAACCTATAGTAGATTCTGTGGCTGCATTAAGCGTAACCGTTCTAGTTCCGCCGGCATCGGATATTGCTGTAATGAATTTTGTAGCCGTGATACCGGTACCAAATACTGCCATACCTTTGATTAAAAATCCAGCGCTGGCAGTTGAGAAAAATAGCTTTGTTCTGTCCGCAGAATTGGTGGCAGTTGTAACCGCACTGAATGCCGAACCGGTTTGATGTATTCTTGTGTTTACGATATCATATCGCAGATTGTCCCAATCTGTCTGATCAACTAATTCATTCGCTGATTTTGAAGCACTTTGAACTGTTTGTCCGTAACCAAAAGATCCCGAACCTGTGCCTAAGACATTGGCGATAGTGCTTCGAATTGCATTATAATCGCTTGCTGATATTAAACTATTAGCGGCAGCTGACATCCTGTACTCTCATTTACTGTATTTATTTACGGTTATGAACCGCTAATAGAAGTAATCGAGTACGAAGGCCTTGTAATTGTGAATACGCCAGGGCTCAATGTTCCGTTTTGTAAAACCCCTTGTGCCCTTAATTCCTCGACTGTTACAGTTAGTGTTCCGTCGACTAAATCTGGTGCCGAGGATGTTCCTGAACCAGTATATACATATGTGTCAACAAAAGATATTAAAAATGTTAATTGTGTAGCACCGCCATTGACATTGTTAGCTACATCTGATCTTACCTGTATACTGTAGGTATTACCGGTATAAGGTGCCGATAAGGATTCAGTGAATAAAGTCTGGAATGAATTAGTTAAGTTGTAAAAATTTATATTAGGCGACAACACAGTACTACTACCTCTAAAAGATTCGATAGCACCAAAGGATATAGTACCGGCGCTGGATAATAAGTTAGACCAAGCATTATTTTGTGCCGAGCCTGCACCGCCCGATCTTGCACTAGTGACTCTTATTTTTCCGCCGCTGTTAAAAAAATATCTAGCTTGATCTGCACTACCAAAAGTAACTGTTAATGTTGTTGATAAAGAAGTGTTCCAAGAAGTTGATCTAGTTGCAGATGTTCCAGCCTCAACTATAAATTGTGCTTCGCCTAATGCAAATTTATCAGTAATTACTGTATTAGCCAATGTATCTAATTGAAAATTAGGTTGCCCTGCACCATATCTAATAGGCTGTCCAGAAACTGCTGTTACAATAGTAGGAGTATTTCCTGTTTGATGCACACGAGCATTATAGATATCCCACTTTAAATTATTCCATTGGGTTGCTGTAACTGTATTTCCGACTGCCACAGACGAGCTTACCAAAGTTTGTCCGTAACCATTTTGTCCGGTGCCACCGTCGGCCGCAGTACCCATGATACTAGCAACTTTAGTTCTTATTGAGTTGTAATCAACTTCAAGTATTCTTGATCCTACGGCCATTTGAAATCCTTATAGTACCACTGCTTCAATGAATTTTACGCCCGGTTGATTGCTGTTTTCTAATGCTATAGCAAATACTTTTTCAGATCCCACCATAGCACAACCATCGTCAGCCGCAACTAATTCGTCACCTTTCTGCACAGGTCCAATTACTTTAACCGGAACTCGACCTTTTAGAGCAATATATGTTCCACCAACTAGATCCATATTCATCATAAAGGCAGGGCTTTCGGAAACAACACCCAATGCTCTCTTTCCATGTTGACTGGCGGTGACTTCTTTTTCTCCGCCGATTATTACTACGGTTCCTGGTTCATAAGATTTGTCACTTAAATATTTTTCGGCCAAGTCAGCGTATTGTGCTGCTGTAGCTGTTCCGTTAAAAATTACTGCAAATAAATTTCCGCCCGAATCTCTAGCTGCAATCGTGTTAGCAGTAGGTGTGGTCTTAGCTGACCTATAATTTGGATCAGTATCTGTAGCAGCATTGTCTATTTTTAATCTATCTGCTTGATCTGTCGTACCTGTAAATCTATTAGCAACTAAATTTGCCGATCCGTCTCTCAATGCTAATGTATCTGGTATAGCCGAGGCCGAAGGAACTGCTCCACCAAGTGCTAAAGAATTATTAGCGGTTCCGTTGAGGTTACCGTTAAAGATTCCTGTGAACGTTCCGCCCACAAAGTCACCGTAAAATGTACCTGTGGCTGCATCAAATCTTAAGAAGTCTGTGTTATCTAATAAATTACCTTTGTGTACACCTGCTATATCACCTGTTACATTTCCTGTGATATTTCCTACAAAACTTTGAGCAAACACAGTTTTCCAACGAGATACTCCTGATCCTAGATCGTACGTAATATCTGTACCAGGCACTACCGCAGTTCTTGTAAAAATTGCAACATCTTTTTTATCTAATTCAGCACTACCAGTTTTAATACGCATGGTAATACTTGCTGAAGGATTTATATTACCTAGTTGATTTTCTAT